AGACCTACGAGGCGTTCACGCCGGCCGGCGCCAATGGTGCCATCGAGATCGCCACCTCGCGCGAGCCCTGCGCGGTGCCGTTCAAGATGCAGGGCCTGCAGCCGGAGATGCTGGCGCTGTTCCAGACGCCCTTCGGCGTCAGGCGCAAGTTCACCATCCTCGGCGCCCTCGTCAACGAATACGCCACGTCGGCAACCGATCGCGAGGTACAGGTTACGGCGACCATGTACGGCCGCCTCAACGCGGAGACCGACGAGACCGAGGGTGGCGGCTTCGCCGGGACGGAATACGAGATCAAGTCGATCTCGAAATACGTCCTCACCATCGGCACGCGCGAGATCTGCCGGTGGAACGTCGAGCTGGGCGGCTGGGTCGACGGCGACGGGCAGGCCCAGCGCATCGCCAACATGATCGGGGCGAACCTCTGATGGCCGAGGACGATCTGACGCCCGTGAAGCCACCGCCGGGCTTCCCCGGTGCAACGCCCCAGCCGGCCGCACGCATCGCGCCGGCCGGGCCAGTCGTGGCGCCGGCGGATCCCGACCGCTGGTCGACCGTGGTGCCGCTGGACTATCCGCTCCTGGTCGATGGCGAACGGCTCGATCAGCTCACCGTGCGGGCGCTGTCGGGCATCCAGTTCATGGGCATCATCGTCGATGCGGGCGGCGACGAGGATGCCCTGCTCGATCTCGCCCGCGCGGCCATGGCCGGCGTGCACCCGGCCGTCGTCGCCGGGTTGCGCGACGACGACTACCTGCGCTTCGTGGCGGCCTGCCGCCCTTTCTTGCCGCGCCAGCTACGGGACGACCCGGACCTCGCCGACGTCGTGGCGCTGGCGGACGAAGCGATGCGCGAGACCGGAACCGAGGCCTGGCGGCGTTCCCGGCCTTCGTCGCCGAGGTGGCGCATGTGCTGATGACGCCTCTGCCCGCCGTCCTCGCCATGCGCGTGCCCGAGATCCTCATGTGGCACCACGAGGCCGCCCTGGTGACGCTCGGGGAGGAGGACTGACATGTCCAACATGCGCGTCAAGCTCTTCCTGGAGCTGGTGAACAAGCTGGCCGGCCCGGCCAAGCGGGCGCAGCGGGATCTTCAGGGGGTGAAGAAGGAGGCCGACCGCCTCGGCAAGACGCGCGGCGGCGAGCAGCTGGAGCGCGGGCTCAAGCGTGCCGGTAACGAGTCGCGCCGCACGAAGCGCGAGGTCGCAGGCGTCGTCGCCGAGACGAGGAAGCTGAACAACACGCGCGCGGGCAAGCGGCTGGCGGACGATCTCCGCAAGGCCGGCAAGGAGGCGGCGCGGACCCGTCAGGAGCTGGACAAGCTCAACAAGCGCCAACCCCGCAACCAACGGCAGTCGTCGAGACATACGTCGGCAGCAGCCGTCGAGGAGCCGCCCGGCATCATCGCCGGAGGGCGCGGCGTTCTCGCCGCGGCTGGCGGCGTCTACGCCGCACGGCTCGCCACGGGTGCCACCGTCGGCCAGTCCATCTCTTTCGAGAAGGCAATGGCCGAGGTCCGCAAGAAGCTCGATGGCATGGACGATCCCGCCGAGTTGGCGAAGATCGAAAGGCTGATCGTCAACGCAGCGATCGCCTATGGGCGTTCCCGCGAGGAGATCGCCGGCCTCGTTGCTGAAGCGGGCGCCACCTGCGTGTCCAAGGAGGACATGCCGGAGTTCCTTCGAATCACCATGGCCGCAGCCACGGCCTGGGATGCGCCGGCCGACCAGACGTCGCAGGCGCTCGCAAAGATCCGCGCTGCCACCCAATGGACGAATCAAGAGCTGGAGCAGTTCGTCGACAAGGTGAACGCCCTTTCCGACTCCGGATCGGCGAAGGAAATGGACGTGGTCGAGATGTTCCAGCGCGCCGGAGCGGCTGCGAAAGCGGCCGGCGTCGAGTTCGACACCTCGCTCGCGTTTCTGACTGCGATGAACAACGTTGCGATCGTACCCGAGGTTGCTTCGCGGGGATTCGCTGCCTTCGCATCGACGCTTCGGACTGCACGTTCGGGCGGCAAGAAGAGAGTGGGCCAAGGCCTGAAGATGCTTGGGCTTTCCAGCGGACAGGTCGAGAAGGGCATGCGAACGGACGCCCTCAAGACCATGCTGGACGTGCTGGAGCGGCTGCAGAAGCATCCGGATCAGGCATCGGCTGCGATCAAGATCTTTGGCGAGGAGTGGTGGGACGAGATAGCTCGTGCCGGTCAGGCGCTGCCTGAGATCATGAAGAACCTTGAAATCCTCAAATCGCCGGCGAATTGGCAAGGCTCGGCACAGAAGAACCTCAACATCGAGCTAGGGACCACCGCCAATCACCTCGAACGCCTGAAAACGCTGGCCACGGAAGTCGGCGACCGCTTGGGGCGCTGGGCGCTGCCCGGCATCAATGAGCAGGTCCAGGAGCTGATCGACCTCATGGGCCGTGTCGACGAGCGCGGCACGTTCCTCCAGCGGCTCATGACCAAGATCGACACCTATTACCGCGAGCGCGCGCGGCTCGAAGGGCGGATGGGCGAGAACGGTCTCATCCAGATCGAGCCCGCCGCGAACCTCGGTGCAGGCGGCAATATCGAGAAGAAGCTTGAGGAAACCCTGCCCTGGCTGAGCGGGCGGAAGTGGAACGAGTGGCTCAATGACTGGGTCGGCGGCTCCGCCGAGGATGCCGAGGCGAAGGCCAAGGCCTCGGCCGAGGCCGATCACGCCTATGACAGCCGCTTCCGCAACCGCAACGCCGTGCTGGCGCAGATCCACGAGCGCGAGCGGCGCCGCCGTGCCGCCTTCGACAAGCTGCAGGGGAACAGCACGCTGCATTTCGACCCGTCCGGCCCCCTCGGCCGGGAGAGCCGCGGCATCGCCCCGATCGGTGCCGGCCATTGGCCTGGCCTCGACATCAACCTGGGCTCCACCATCACCCAGCAGCTGCAGGAAGCGGCCGACAGTGCCGTCGAGACCGGCGCCACCATCCGCTCGACGCTCGCCGGCACCAATCTCGCCCCGGCCGGGCAGGCGATGATGTCGACGCTCGCTGCCGGCATTCGGGCCGGCGGGGCACAGGCGGTTGCCGAGGCAGAGGCCGTCGCGCGGCGCGTGCAGGCCGTCTCCGGCCGGGCCGGCGGCGGCCGACCGGCGCCGATCAACGGCGCCCTTCACGACGGAGTCGACTGATGCAGATCCCGCTGCTCGCCCTCGGCCCGCATGTCTTTGCGTCCTTGCCTTTGTCGCTGCAGCGCCTGCGCGAGCGGACGGTCGCGAACTGGCCGGCGGTGGGGCGCTTCGGCGTCGGCCCCGCGCGGCAGTTCACCGGCCGCGGCGAAGACGAGTTCGAGATCGAGGGCCTCTACTTCCACCAGGAGTTCGGCGGGCACGAGGAGTACCTCGCGCTCAAAGCGACGCAGTCGGCCGGCCAGCCGGTCGACCTCCTCGGCTGGGCGGCCGGCGGTGCGGCGGCGTCCGTGTTCGGCACCGTGGTCATTCTCGAAGTCGGCGCGGAGCACGAGTGGATCGGCGACAACGGCATCGGTCGCAAGGTCGGCTTCGACGTCAGGATCGCTCCCCTCGGCGGCGATCCCCGCTTCGGAGGGCTGTTCTGATGCGTGTCAAGGTGGAGCGGGAGAACATGACCGCCGACCTCGTCGTCTGGCAGGCCTTCGGCCGGCAGGACGAGGGTCTCGTCGAGCAGGTGCTCGCCCTCAATCCCGATATCGCGGACGTCGGCATCATGTTGCCGGTGGGCGTCGAGATCGAGCTGCCCGAACCGCAGTCGCGGCCGAGGACACGGCAGGACGTCGTGCGCCTGTGGAGCTGAGATGCCCTACGTCTTCAACACGACGCAGCGCGGCTTCACGCCCGTCCTCATCGTGAAGGTGGACGGCCAGGAGGTCTCGGGCGGCTTCTATAATCGCCTGATCGAGGCGAGCGTGCGTGACGAGGCCGGCCAGAAGTCCGATCAGGCCACGTTCAAGCTGGACGATGCCGGCAATGCCCTGGAGCTGCCGCGCGAGAAGGCGTCGATCGAGGTCTATGCCGGCTGGAAGGAAACCGGCCCGGCCCAGCTGATCGGGCTTTATGAGCTGCAGACGCCGAGCCTCGCCGGCGATGTGAGTGGCGGCGAGACGATGGTGCTGCAGGCGAGTGCGGCCGACCTGCGGCGCAAGCTGAAGGGTGAAGGCCGGGAGCACTTCGAGAACACGACGGTGGGCGAGATCGTTGAGCGGATCGCCGGTCGCAACGGCCTTTCCGCTCGCGTCTCTCCCGAACTGGCGGGCATCTCGATCCCCTACAAGGCCCGCATCGACAGCAGCGAGATCGACTTTCTAACGCGCCTCGCCGATGACCTGGGCGCCGTGCTGAAGCCCATGGGCAACGTCATCGTCATGGCGCCGCGCGGCATGGCGAAGTCGGCGAGCGGGCTGCTCCTGCCGACCATCAAGATCGAGAAAAACGACTGCTCGAGTTGGGAGGTGAACCCGAACGGCCGGGCGCAGTACGGCAAGGTGCGGGCCGCCTACATCGACCAGCGCACCGGCAAGCGCGTCATCGTCGATACAAAGACAGGCCTCGACGGCCCGGACTTCACCATCCGCGACCCGCTGCCCGGCCACGAGCAGGCCGAGAAGGCGGCGCAGGCCGAGGCGCGGCGCCTGACGCGCAACACCGGTGACGGGCATTTTGAGCTGGCCCTCGGCCGCGTCGACGCCCAGGCCGAGGCCGACGTGATCGCCGGCAGCTCCTTCCGCAAGGAGATCGCCGGCGTTTGGCGCGCCGAGGCCGTCGAGCACACGTGGAACGATGAGGGCTGGCACACCCGCATCGAGATCAAGGCGAAGGAGGACGGGACATCGACGAAGGACGATGACGACGACTGAATGGTGACGTGACGGGGGAGCCCGAGGGCTCCGGCGGCCCGATCCCTGGCAGGTAAAGCCGCCCGACGAGCATAGCACCACATCGCCCGCCACGACGGCCGAGACGGCCGCGCGCGCATGGGCGCTGATTCTGGGTCGATACACAATATGAATGCTGATCTGCAGACCGTGCGGCCGATCCGCCCGGTGGCCGCCTACATCGGCGGCAAGAAGCAGCTCTCGAAGCTGCTCGCGGACCTCATCGCCGCGACCGACCACACTACCTACTGTGAGCCCTTCGTCGGCATGGGCGGCGTGTTCTTCAAGCGCCATGCCGTGCCCAAGGCCGAGGCGATCAACGACCTCAACCGTGACGTCGCGACGTTCTTTCGTATCCTGCAGCGGCACTACCAGCCGTTCATGGACATGCTGAAATGGCAGCTCACCAGTCGGGCCGAGTTTGAGCGGCTGCTCAAGGTGGAGCCGGACGGCCTCACCGACCTCGAACGAGCGGCGCGATTCCTCTATCTCCAGCGCCTCTCCTTCGGCGGCAAGGTCGCAAGCAGGACGTTCGGCATCGACACGCTTGGGCCGGGCCGCTTCGACGTGCGCAAGCTGGGGCCGCTCTTGGAGGCGGCGCACGAACGGCTTGCCGGCGTCTGGATCGAGTGCCTGCCGTGGCGGCAGTTCATCGAGCGCTGGGACCGTCCGGGCACGCTGTTCTATCTCGACCCGCCCTATTGGGGCACCGAGCACTACTACGGCCGGGAGCTGTTCGGGCGCGACGAGTTCACCGAGATGGCGTCGGTTTTGAGGGGCCTTCAAGGCCGCTTCATTCTCACGCTGAACGACGTGCCCGAGGTCCGGGAGCGATTCTCATGGGCACGGATCGAGACGGCCGAATTGACCTACACGGCAGGCGGGAATGGCGGGGCCAAATCCGTGCGCGAGGTAATCATCAAGGGTGGGGAATGACACGGATTCGGCTCCCACGGCCCAAGACGACAATGGCGGCCGATGGCCGCCATCCGTGCTTCGCAGTCGGGCAGGAGTTACCGTGGCGCCTGCTGCCGGTGGAATATGAGGATCGCGTTCAGAATGGTGACTGCTTCCGGCAGGCGGCGCTCAAGATCGATAATCGCACCGATCGCCGCGTTCTGCCGCCCTTCGGCCAAGTCCGCGGTTGCCAGATCAATGGCGGCCTGTGCCGTGGCCAGCGTATCGCGCAGAGCGGACAGGCCGACTTCGATAGCAGGATTGACCGTGGGCGTCTTTGCAAGCATGGGGGACTCCCTTGTTCGTTACCCCCACACTGACGCTCCACCGCGCGCTGAAGTCCAGTCCGTGCAGCAGCCAATGTCCAGCTTTCAAACGAGCTTCAAAGTGGGTGGGGAACTGCCGGTTGCACGCTCGCACGTGATGTTGCGCAGAGTCGCACGCGATTTTGCGCGCTACAGAATGCTCTGCGCTGAACCCGCCCGTTTCCTGTGCCTTTCGTACACG